CTGGTATCACTACAGAAACAAGAGTAACCAGAGAAAACTGGAATGGTGAAAAGTTTGATGGTAATGGATACACTGGTGTAACTGCTGATGCTACAAAACAGCAGATGATTTCCATTAACTATGAATGGTATGGTGCAGGTGGTGTAACATTTAATTGGTTAATGAAAAATGAGACTATTGTTAGCCATGAATTTGAGAACTCAAATGTCAATGATTTAGTTTGGTGTAGAAGTCCATTCCTCCCAATTCGTTGTGAGATTGAGAATGTAACTGGTGTTGCTGGAACTCATTATCTTTATCAGGGATCTAACTCTCTGATCCAAGAAGGTGAACCAGAAAAACTTGGTGCTTTGTTGAGTATCTCAAATGACATCACTGGAACAACGATGTCTCTCGCAAACACTTTCTATCCAATCATCAGTTTGCGTCTTAAAACAGATGAACTTCAGGCAGTTATGTTACTGAGGTCTCTACAGGCAGTAACGAACGATAACACGAATGTCTATTGGAGACTTTTGGAGAATGCAACTTTGACTGGTGCGGATTGGGAAGATCATCCAGATCCAAACTCCTTTATGCAATATGATACTACAGCAACTGCGCTCACTGGAGGACAAGCACTTCTCTCAGGATTTACCATTGCTGGTGGTGCCTCTTTGGTTGATGTTGATGATAAAGCAGCATTGCAACTTGGAAGATCTGGTATTGGTACAATCAGCGACACTTACACCCTTGCTTGTGCCTCTCCTAACACCAACAAAGCAGCACTTGCGGTACTTAACTGGATTGAACAAAGGTAATTTATTATGAGTGATAGCATTTATCTTGGTAATCCTAATCTAAAAAAAGCAAATACGCCGATTGAATTTACCAAAGAACAAGTTGCCGAATTTATTAAGTGTAAAAAAGATCCCGTATATTTTGCAGAGAATTATGTAAAGATTGTTTCTCTGGATGAAGGTCTTGTACCATTTAATATGTACAAGTTCCAGAAGAAATTAATCAGGAACTTTCACAACAACAGATTCAATATCTGCAAGATGCCACGACAGACTGGTAAGTCTACCACCTGTGTGTCTTACCTTTTACATTATGCGGTATTCAATGACAATGTAAATATCGGTATCCTCGCAAACAAAGCGGCAACTGCTAGAGAACTTCTCGGTAGATTACAAACTGCTTATGAAAACTTGCCTAAATGGATGCAACAGGGTATCATAGCCTGGAACAAGGGTAGTTTGGAGTTAGAGAATGGCAGTAAGATACTGGCAGCTTCTACATCTGCGAGTGCTGTCCGAGGCATGTCGTTTAATATCATCTTCCTCGACGAGTTCGCTTTCGTTCCAAACCATATTGCAGACTCGTTCTTTGCATCTGTTTATCCTACTATTACTTCTGGTAAAAGCACAAAAGTCATCATCGTTTCAACGCCACATGGTATGAATCATTTCTACCGTATGTGGCATGATGCCGAACGGGATAGAAATGAATATGTGGCAACAGAGGTTCACTGGTCAGAGGTTCCTGGAAGGAATGCGAAGTGGAAGAAGCAGACCATTGCTAACACTTCAGCAGAACAGTTCCGTGTTGAGTTTGAATGCGAATTCCTTGGTTCTGTTGATACATTAATCAGTGTAGCAAAACTGAAAACTCTTGTCTATAATGACCCCATCAAGAAAAATGCTGGGTTAGACATTTATGAAAATCCAATCGAAGATCATAACTACATCATTACGGTGGATACTGCGAGAGGAATTGATGGTGACTATTCCGCTTTTATTGTATTTGATATCACCGACTTTCCTTACAGAGTAGTAGCAAAGTATAAGAATAATGAAATTAAACCGATGCTATTTCCTAGCATTATTCATGACATTGCAAAGGCATATAACTGGGCTTACACATTAATCGAAGTCAATGATATTGGTGACCAGGTAGCATCTATCCTATTCTTTGATCTTGAGTATGAGAACGTATTGATGTGTTCGATGCGTGGACGTGCTGGTCAGATTGTTGGTTCTGGATTCTCTGGTAAGAAGTCTCAACTTGGTGTCAGAATGACATCTGCAGTTAAGAAGTTGGGTTGTTCTAACCTAAAGACACTGTTGGAAGATGACAAGTTGGCAACATGTGACTATGATATTATTGCAGAGTTGACAACCTTTGTACAAAGAAAGAATACATTCATGGCAGAAGAGGGTTGCCATGATGACTTAGCAATGTGCCTTGTCATATTCTCTTGGTTGGTAGCACAAGACTACTTCAAAGAGATGACTGAACAGGATGTTCGTAAAAGAATCTATGAGGATCAGAAGAATCAGATTGAACAAGACATGGCACCATTTGGATTCCTAAATGATGGCATACATGATGATGCTGGTTTTGTAGACAGCGAGGGAACCAGATGGAGTTCTGGTGCTGAATATGGTGACATGTCATATATGTGGGAATATCATTGATGGATTTTGATGAAGAGTTTTCTTTAGAGCACTTAATATTTCAAAGTAGAAAGTGTAGGTCTTGCGGTAAGATGAAAGACTTAGTTTCTGATTACTATAAGACTAGAAGAAGCAGTGGTCCTTCTGCGTATTCTTATGAATGTAAGGAATGTACTATCATGAGAGTGGTTGCTAGTAGAATGACAAATGAAGTTTTGGATAAATGGGAGTATCCTGACTGGTAGGTTGTTCGTGCATTGTTTCCCCACTTGAACAGCTTAAAAATCTAAATAACTCTAGCATTATTTGGATTTCATAAGGAGAGAAAGATGCCGCTGAACTTAGCATCTCCTGGTATTGTCGTAAGGGAAGTAGACCTAACTTCTGGTAGGGTCGATCCAACTTCCGATAAGGCTGCGGGAATCGTAGCCCCATTTGAAAAAGGACCAGTAGAAATTCCAACATTAGTCGAAACTGAAGCAGACCTGCTTAACAATTTCGGTGAACCCTACGCTACCGATAACCACTACGAGTATTGGTACACTGCTTCATCTTATCTCGCTTATGGTGGGGTATTACAAGTAGTAAGATCAGACGATTCTTCCATGACAAATGGAGTCGTCGGTGTAGGTTCTACTCTTAAGGTTAAGAGTGGAGACGATTATGTAAACAAGGGATATGACGTAAACACTATCCCTGGTATCACATTTGCTGCCAAAAACCCTGGATCTTGGTCTAACGGACTTAAGGTTGCTTACATCGACGGTAAGGCAGATCAAATTCTGACTGGATATGCTGGAACAGATATCCAATTGGGATATGGAGTTACTCAGGCAGTTCCTGCAGGAACAATTATCGCTGGTGTTGGAACTACTTCTGCTCTCGACGGATACTTTAAGGGTATCGTTACCGAAGACAATGGAACCAGCATTGGAGTAAAACTCACACACCACGTTTCTGCTGCTGGTGTTCAAACTGCTGTTAGCTACACACCTGGTGGTGTTTATAGATTTGCTTCTGTTGGAGTTGGAACAACACTAGCATATGACAGTGGTCTGGTTATTCATAGTTCTGCAGGAACCGAACTTGGAATCGCTAGTTACACTGGAAGACAAGACTGGTTCGATCAACAGGAAATTACCCTGTCGGGTCAGAACATCAAATGGAATAGAGTTGCAGATAGACCAACTACAACTGCCTACGGTGCAGATCGCAATGCTAAGAATGACGAAGTTCATGTCGTAGTATATGATGATCTTGGTAAAGTCAGCGGAAATGCTGGCACACTGTTAGAAAAGCATCTGGGTCTTTCTAAGGCAAAAGATGCTGAGTTCTCTGCTGGGTCTTCTTCTTATTGGAGAACATGGTTGCAGTTTAACTCTGAGAACCTCTTTGGTGGTAGTCAACCTGCGGGTGTAACGACCAGTGGATTTGCTGCTGGTGTTGCAACCACAGGATTCGACCCTGCTGCTAGTGGTGGTTGGGATCAAGATGCTGGAAGCGTTACTTTTGATTGTATCGGTAATGCTACCAAGACATTCCAAAATGGTCTTGACTACGGTGGTAAGGCAGGAATTGGAAGCACTGGTTCACTGAGTGCCACTGCAGGTGATATCGCAACTGGTTACGACACATTTGAAAATCCAGACACCTTTAACATTGATTACTTGTTGATGGGTTCTGGTGGAAAGTCTAAGGAAGAAACTCAGTCAATCGCTAACAAATTGATTGCGGTTGCTGAAGAGAGAAAGGATGTAGTTGCATTCATTTCTCCTAATAGAGGAACATTCCTTGCTGAGACAGATAACGTAGTCTCTCTCAGATCTGCTTCTTCTATTACTGATAGTCTGATTGACTTCTATTCTGCTATCACCTCATCTTCTTATGCGGTATTTGATAGCAGTTACAAGTACACCTATGATAGATTCGGTGCTACTTTCCGTTACATTCCACTGAACGGAGACATTGCTGGTACATGTGCCAGAAATGACATCAATAACTTCCCATGGTTCTCACCTGCTGGAACCGCAAGAGGTGCGATTCTCAATGCTGTTAAGTTGGCATACAATCCATCCAAGACACAGAGAGATGTCCTGTATAGCAACAGAATTAACCCAGTAATCTTCTCACCAGGATCTGGTATTGTTCTGTTTGGTGATAAGACTGGACTCGCAAGAGCATCTGCCTTTGATAGAATCAACGTTCGTCGTTTGTTTATCTATCTGGAAAGAGCAATTTCTGCTGCTGCCAGAGATCAGATGTTCGAATTCAACGATGAGATTACAAGAACAAACTTTGTTAGCATCGTTGAACCTTTCCTCCGTGACGTTCAATCGAAACGAGGCATCACTGACTTCGTAGTCAAGTGTGATGAGACGAATAATACTGCTGCAGTGATCGATAACAATGAATTTGTTGCCGATATCTACATCAAACCAAATCGTTCCATCAACTTCATCGGTCTGACCTTCGTTGCCACTCGCACGGGTGTCAGCTTTGACGAAGTTCTCGGCGTATAATTTAAAGAGGTAACAAACCGATGGCGGACTTAATTCAACAACAAAATCCCCCGAAGACAGCTGATCGAACTATTGATAGATTTAAGAGCAGATTGTCTGGCGGTATCGCCAGACCTAATCTGTTTGAGGTTGTTCTGACTTTCCCAGAAGATGTAGTCGATCCTAGTGTTAATGACCTTGACACTAAAGCAAGATTCCTGGTCAAAGGTGCAAACCTTCCTGCTTCTACAGTAACACCAATCACCATTCCTTTTAGAGGACGCAACCTCAAGATTGCTGGTGATAGAACGTTTGATGTTTGGACTGTTACAATCATCAACGATACCGACTTTGCTCTCAGAGGTTCCTTCGAAAGATGGATGAACTCTATTGCTCAGGTATCCACCAATGCTGGTAACACAGATCCCCTGGATTATCAGACTGATGCGATTGTTCACCAACTTGGACGTGCTCCTGTAAGTGGTGGTGCTGGTGCTCAAGAAAGTGGTGTTGATCAACCCATTCTCAGAAGCTATCAGTTCCACGGAATTTGGCCAACAAACGTCTCTGCTATTGAACTTTCTTACGATAACACTGATGCTATCGAAGAGTTCACCGTTGAACTTCAGGTTCAGTGGTGGGAGGCTATTGGAAACGGTGGTACTATTGCCTGATAAATAGGAGAATAGAACGCACACTTTAATATGGCCAGACTCTTTGGTTTCTCTATTGAGGACAACGAGGATAAATCTAAAGGTATAGTCAGTCCCGTCCCTCCGACAAACGAGGACGGGGCTGATTTTTACGTCTCTACCGCTTTTGGTAGTCAGTCGATTGACCTCGAAGGTGTCTACAAAAGTGAGTATGAACTCATTCGTAGATATCGTGAAATGGCACTCCATCCAGAGTGCGACCAAGCAATTGAAAACGTAGTTAACGAGGCTATTGTTAGTGACCTTGATGATTCTCCTGTTGAGATTGATCTTAACAATCTCAATGCTAGTGATGGTATCAAAGATAAAATTCGCAAAGAATTCAAACACATCAAAGACCTTCTAGATTTTGATAAGAAGGCACATGAAATTTTCCGCAACTGGTATGTTGATGGTAGAATCTATTATCATAAGGTAATTGACTTAAAGAGACCACAAGACGGTATTCAAGAAGTAAGATATATTGACGCATTGAAGATGCGTTATATCAGAAAAGAAAAAGATAAGAACAAAGATAGATCTGATCTGTTTAACAATACTCAAGTCTCAGAAAATCAAAGAGTGATTTTTCCTGAGATGGAAGAGTATTTCATGTATACTCCCAAGATTAACTATCCAACCACAGTTCCAAGTTATGGTGGTGGAACCAAAGGAGTTAAGATTGCAAAAGACGCTATCACATATTGCACATCTGGTCTGGTAGATAGAAATCGTCACTCTGTTCTTTCTTATTTGCAGAAAGCAATCAAGTCTCTCAATCAACTTAGAATGATTGAAGACTCTCTGGTCATCTATCGTTTGAGTAGAGCACCTGAGCGTAGAATCTTCTACATCGATGTTGGTAATCTTCCTAAGGTAAAGGCAGAGCAATATCTGCGTGACGTAATGAATCGTTATCGCAACAAGCTTGTCTATAATGCCAACACTGGTGAAATTCGTGACGATAAAGAATACATGTCCATGCTGGAAGACTTCTGGCTTCCTAGAAGAGAAGGTGGTCGTGGCACAGAAATCACAACTCTGCCTGGTGGTCAGAACTTAGGTGAACTCTCTGATATCGAATATTTCCAGAAGAAACTTTATAGATCTCTGGGTGTTCCCGAATCTAGAATGCCTGGTTCTGGTGATGGTTTCAACCTTGGACGTTCTTCTGAAATTCTGCGTGACGAACTTTCATTCAGTAAGTTTGTAGGAAGACTTCGCAAGAGATTCAGCAATGTATTCCTTGATATGCTGAAGACTCAACTTTTGCTTAAGAATATTGTTACTCCCGAAGATTGGGAAACAATGTCTGAGCATATTCAGTTCGATTATCTCTATGATAATCATTTTGCTGAACTCAAAGAAAAAGAATTGATGGAAGGAAGACTCGCTCTTCTTGCCCAAGTAGAACCTTATGTCGGTAGATACTACTCTACAGAGTATGTCCGCAGAAAAGTTCTGCAGCAGAAGGATCAAGAAATTCTTGAGATTGATGCTCAAATTGAGGATGAAATTGAAAGAGGAATTATTCCAGATCCTAATGAGCAGATGCTTGAAATGGAACCTGGAATGGATCCCATGGGTCAACAACCACCAGAAGAAAATCTCCGTCAAAGAGGAAACGATATGACGGATACTGATCTGGATGTTGGCGTCATATAAATAATCGTTAGACAATAGTATTTTTAAAAATGGAAGACGTTATTGACCTTATTGCCACTGATTCTTCTGCGTCTGAAATTAGTGACAAAATCAAAGATGCTCTCTACAGCAAAGCTGCTGAAAGAGTCGATGCTTTGAGACCAGTCGTTGCTAATTCTCTCTTTGGTGGAGAGACTGAGACTGAAGAAGAAACCGTTGAGATCGAAACACAGGAAGAAAACTAATGGCAAGAACTTTGCTTTTAGGGGATGAAATTGCTCTCCCCACAACAACTGGAACAGCATCTAGCCTTAGTGAGGCTACTGTTGTTCGTTTAATTAACAATGATGGTTCTTCATCCCACACTGTTTATGTTGTAGAAACAAGAAGCGGCACGGGCATTGGTTCAATGACATTACCATCGGGTGCTGTCGAATATCTTGAAAAGAGACCAACTCATTGTGTTTATGCACTGAGTGCTAATGTTAGAGCAGCAAAAGTAGGATTTACCGCATAAAAAAATGGAACTTATCAGAGAAGAAATCGAACAAGTAGAGGTTATCGTTGAACAACGCAACGGTAAAAAGAACCTCTATATTGAAGGTGTATTCCTGCAAGGAGACATCAAGAATCGTAATGGAAGAATGTATCCTTCCCAGACTCTTGCCAAAGAAGTTGGTCGTTATAACGAACAGTTTGTTGGCAAAGGTCGTGCTCTTGGTGAACTCGGTCATCCCGATGGTCCTACCATCAATCTCGATCGTGTTTCGCACAAGATTACTTCTCTGAGACAAGAAGGTTCCAATTTTATTGGTAGAGCGCAAATCCTCTCTACTCCTATGGGTAGCATTGCCAAGTCTCTCCTTGATGAAGGTGTCAAACTTGGTGTTTCTTCTAGAGGACTTGGTTCTCTGAAAGAAGATCGTAATGGTATCAAAGTTGTCGGTGAAGATTTCATGCTAGCAACTGCTGCTGATATCGTTGCCGATCCTTCCGCACCCGATGCATTTGTCAACGGAATTATGGAAGGAAAAGAGTGGGTTTGGGATGGAGGAATTCTCCGTGAAAAACTCGCAGAAAAAACATATAAGACGATCAACACTCTCGTTGATCAGAAAAGACTGGAAGAACAGAAGTTGAATCTGTTCAATCAGTTCTTATCAAATCTTTGAAATAATAAATAAATACAGATTATCACTAGATCAATCAATCGGAGAAATCGAAAAATGTCCGCTGGTAAAGATTTACAAGAAATGGAAAATCCCGTAACTAGGGGTGCGAAAGCCGCTGAACCAATGGATGCATCTAAGAAAGCTTCTTATACTGCTGCCCAAGGCACAGTTGAAGATCTTGGAGGTCCAACCCCTGAAAACTACAAGCCCGATGATATGTCGGCTGCCCTTAAGGCTCCTTCACTGGCAACAGTAAAGGACATCGTAAATAAGGGTGCTAAGCCTGCAGAACCAATGCCTAAGGCTCCTAAGTATGCTGAGGAGACCGAGGCTGAGGAAGGTCAAGAGGTTGTTGCGGAAGCCGAAGAAACACAAGAAGAACCCCAACTGAATGTTGAGGAAGATCTTGCTGCTCTGTTCGGTGGTGAGGAACTCAGTGAAGAGTTCCAAGAAAAGGCAAAGACAATTTTCGAAGCTGCTCTGACTGCTAAGGTCAGTGAAATCCAAGAAGCTCTTGCTGCTGAGTACGAGAAAACTCTTTCTGAGAATCTCGAATCGGTTAAGGCAGAGCTCGTCGAAAGACTCGATTCATATCTGGAGTATGTCGCTGATGAGTGGCTTACTGAGAATGCCATCGAAGTTGAGCATGGTCTGAAGACCGAAATGACCGAATCGTTCCTGCAAGGAATGAAGGGTCTCTTTGAAGATCATTATGTAACTATCCCTGATGATAAGTATGATGTTCTTGAGAGCATGGTAGATAAACTTGATGAAATGGAAGGAAAACTCAACCTGCAAGTTGAGAAGAATATTTCCCTTACTAACAGACTGGCTGAAGCTACTGCCGAAGGAATTTTCGGTAAGGTAACTGAAGGTCTGGCTGATACACAGAAGGAAAAGCTTGCTTCTCTGGCTGAAGGTGTTGAGTTTGCGGGTGAAGAAGAATACCGTGGTAAGTTAGAAACTCTTAGAGAGTCGTATTTCCCAACTTCTAAGAGCACAGACGTAAAATCTTCTGAAACTTTGTCGGAGGGTGTAAGTGATCCTGAGCCAGAGGTTTCCTCTGATGCCATGGCTGCTTACATGAGAGCCCTGTCGATGAATAACTGATTATAAATTGTAAACCACAAACTTAAATCCTTAAGGAGAACAATGTTTAATTCCGAAAAACTTATGGAGAAGTGGGGTCCTCTGCTTAATGCAGAGTCCTGCGATCCTATTAAAGATTCCCACAGAAAGGCTGTTACTGCCGTTCTGCTCGAAAACCAAGAGAGATTCCTGCGTGAGCAGTCTGCCTTCGAAAACGGTGGAATGCTGACTGAGGCTCCCACCAACGTTGCTAATGCTGCTGGTGCTTCTGGTGGTTTCGGTGCTGATTCCGCTGCCGCAGGTCCTGTTGCTGGTTTCGACCCCGTTCTGATCTCCCTGATCAGACGTTCTATGCCCAACCTGGTTGCTTATGACCTGGCTGGTGTTCAACCAATGAACGGTCCCACTGGACTGATCTTCGCAATGCGTTCCCGCTACTCCACTCAGAGTGGCACCGAAGCTCTGTTCGACGAGCCCGATACCGCATTCTCCTCCACCAGAGACTTTGCTTCTGGCAGAACTGGTGGTAACTACTCTGGTCAAGTTCTTGACGGTGAGTTGGTTGGTTTCGGTACAACTGGTGATCAGCGTGGAACCAATCCTTCGGTTCTGTCTGGTACTGGTACAACCACAGGCATTGGTACTCAGTACAATGTCGGTCAAGGCATGGAGACTGGTGATGCTGAAGCTCTGGGCGACGGCACCAACGAAGACTTCAACCAGATGGCTTTCTCGATCGAGAAAGTTACCGTTACTGCTAAGTCCCGTGCTCTGAAGGCAGAATACTCCCTGGAACTGGCACAAGACCTTCGTGCTATCCACGGTCTGAATGCCGAAGCCGAACTGGCAAACATCCTCAGCACTGAGATTCTTGCTGAGATCAACCGTGAAGTCATCAGAACCATCTATAAGGTTGCTGAGAACGGTGCTCAGGCAAACGTTGCCACCGCAGGTACATTTGACCTCGACGTTGACTCCAACGGTCGTTGGTCCGTTGAGAAGTTCAAAGGACTTCTGTTCCAGATCGAGAGAGATGCCAACCGCATCGCACAAAGAACTCGTAGAGGGAAGGGTAACATCATCCTGACTTCTGCTGATGTTGCTTCCGCTCTGACCATGGCTGGTGTACTTGATTACACCCCTGCTCTGAACGCAAACCTGAACGTTGATGACACTGGCAACACCTTTGCTGGTACTATCAACGGTAAGTACAGAGTCTACATTGACCCATTTGCTGCTAACAGTGCTGCTAACCAGTACTACGTTGTCGGTTACAAAGGTTCCAGCCCCTATGATGCTGGTCTCTTCTACTGCCCCTACGTTCCCCTGCAGATGGTTCGTGCCGTTGGTGAGAACACCTTCCAGCCCAAGATTGGCTTTAAGACCCGTTATGGTCTTATCTCCAACCCCTTCGCTGAAGGCAATGTCGATAACCAAGGTCTGGGTCGTGTCTATCCTGGTGTCAACCGTTACTACCAGAGAGTCAAGGTTGCCAACCTCATGTGATCCATATTTCACATACTTAACATTGAGACCCGAAAGGGTCTCTTTTTTTGTCTTTATGTAACAATGACACAAATGTTAGTGAATTAACACAAAGTAGACTATATAATACAGAATTGGGAATAGTCCAATGCAGTAAATGAACTTCCTTTGTTATTGTCCACAAAAAGGAGTTTGAAATGCACAATCTATTATCAAGAGCCCAGTTAGACGAATGGAGGCATGTAGAAACCGATGTAGATGAATCCGATCTGGAACAGCAAAAAATCAATGACTATTATGAGTGTCTGATTGAATGCGATTCCATCAACGAAACATCTTGTAAGCGTGTTTGCAGG